CTTCTCACCTAAGTTAATCGCGTTCTGATATGTCGCGCCAGATGTCAGCGAGGAATACCGTAATCGGTAATGCGATAGATCAAGATCACCAACAGGAGTCCATGTCAGGCTTAGAACACCTGCAACAACATTACCAGTGAAGTTAGTCACATCTTCTGGTGGTGCTGTTTTGCCAATGACCTGATGCTGCTTGTTTACATAGTCAGAACGAACGCCAAGCGTTGTAATCTGTCTTGCTCTGATGTCGTAAGTTGCGCCATCTTTTGCTTCAAGTAATTCAAAGCGATTACCTGATGCCTGTCCCATGTTTGTGTATTCAGTGTCAGTTGTCAGTTTTGCTTCAACTTCATAGCGATCAAAAAAGACAGAATCACCAGTAACGACAGCGACTAACTTTGTAACAACATTCTGCGCAAGAATATCCAACTCATCAGATACAGATAGGCCAACTGGATCGACATCGAATGGATCAGGTAGATTAGTGTTTTCTGCCAGATCAAGAGCAGTTTCCTCACCATCAGCCCAATCATAAACAGCAGATGCAGTTTCCCTTAACGTAACAGCGACATTAGGCGTGAATCCCATGTCAGCAGACCAAGCAACAACCTCAAATTCTTTCTGGTTCCAACCATAACGGTCAATGGTCAATTGCACTGTATCGCCAACCTGAATCTCAAAGCCTTTCAGGTTTAGCGTAGTTGTGACTGTGATCTGCTGCCTTGCTTTCTCTAATTGCAATTTGGCTAGACGCTGACAAGTCGCATTGGATGTGACGCACTGGAAATCGATGTTGCGGAATATTTGCTCGCCATCTTCCGCCTGGTAAAGCGTATTTGTGATTGCTGTATAAGACTGTGGCTGATACAGACTTGTTGGCTCTGGATACACACCTTTGACTGCGTTGAAAGTATCTCTGCGAGAATCAGCAGTGTCGATAGTGATCCCAGTAACAATATCATCTTCAGTAATTTCTACTGTTGGCGTTCTGTACTCGCCAACTAGCAAAGTCCATTTACCGCCAATGTAAACAAGCGATCCTGCACAGGCTGTTAGCATCTTAGTGATAATGGCTTGTGGAGTTTCACCAGTGGTAAACGCGCCATTGACTGTGTAACGCTTTTCGGTTGTTTCATCAGTCAGAGTAATATCTTCATCACAAACTGCTTGTGCCGCTGTAAACGATGCTGTGTCGATTTCATCGCTTTCTGCACCTAGACCATAGGTTGTGTCTTGAATGTAGTCCAGAATGGCTGTGGCTGCGTTAGAGGTTGCGTTACGGCCTGTCAATTCCACAGAGAAGTTGGGCATCCCTTGAGCATAGACATCTTGGTTGTACTTTAATTTGACTGCGATACAGCAAAGTCCTTTGAATTTCTTTTCAGCCGCGCTTGTTCCACTCAATAGACTGAATGTATGCCCTTCATCAGAGCCATCGCTGATTTCAACATTCATGTATCCAGATTTGTTGTTGTAAGAAACTGCATAACTTGTGTTCAGATCAGGGTCTTCTTTGACGACTTCATCATTTGCATAAATCTTAGATGCTGAATCGATCTGGTGTCCTACTAAGGCAATCACCATGTAGAGGTCTTTATTGCCTCGATTCAATTCCATAAAGACGATGTTTCCGCCAACACGGGTTTTGCCATAGACAAGTTTTGCGGCTTCAGTTGCACCTTTGGCACTAACTAGCTGTCCTGCCAATGCTTGAGCAGGTGCGACACCGTAAGTCGGGCTTCCAGTAGGTGCATCGTAATCACCAACAGCAGACAGACCACTAATTCCGAATGACTGCGCTTTTGGTGCGGTAGCAATTGAGATAGCTGCTGAGATCGCTGTGGTAGCACCCGCAGTAATAGCCGCTGCTCCTGCTCCTGCTGCAATAGCTGCACCAGTAGCTCCACCAACTAATGCCCCTGCTGCTAAACCGCCTGTGTAGACAACAGCAGCCGTGACAACAGCAGCAGTAATTACTTGTGTGACGCTTTTCCAAAAGCCCATTACGCTTTACCCCAACTGAACTGCTTGTCTTGAAGTAGTGCAATTCCTGCTAGTGAATTATCTTCAGAAAACCTCAGTTTTTGTTCTGCATCTGTGAGCATACGAATTCTTGGTCTGTTTAAATCGATCAGTCGGCTTTCAGCGTTAATTGTAATGTCTGCCTTGCCACCTGTCTCACTTAATTCAATTGTATCGACACGGCCTGAGAATAGTTGGTAAAGACTTGATACTGGAACACCATTGCTGTCCAATGCCCCGGCATAAACAGCACATGGTCTGAGTTTGTAGTTCTCATTCAATACAGCAGAAATTACAGCAGTGTCCAATCCAGATAAAACAAACGTCATGCCTTGAGCAACTAGCTCTGCATCTTCATCTGCTGATGAAATGGACATGACTGTCCCTGCGCCATCCCAGTTCTGACCATCGACATTGATCGTGCCGTAACCTGTCCAGAACCTAACAATACCGTCTGAAAACTCAACCTCAAGCGCAGTGAAAGGCTGTAATTTGTCTGATTGATATTCAGCAAGTAAGGCGGCAGGTAAAGTGCGACTCATAGTGCTTCTACTGCTCCAAACGTCATTCCATAAATGCTCGCCTGGTCAACATTGATTTCAGCAGCAGGTGTTGTGAGCCGGAAAACAGTTTTAGGACTAGAAACAATGATTGAGTCATTATCAGCAGGTGATGATCTGAGATTAGGCCAGATGTCGAAAGTCGCATTACCAGAGCCATCAGAATTTACATCGTCCAAGACTTTGTACAATCGAGAATTTTCCGCAGTACCTAATTGGAAATAATCACCTGCTTTCAAAATTCCTGTGGTATCTGGAGTCCATCCATCAGTAATTAACTCATAACCTGTCTGCGATGCGCCATTAACAACGGGGCTACCAGTAGCCACGCCTCTGGCAGTTGCACCTGCGGGATCACCCATGAGAAAAGTTCCATATTGACCACCTAACTTCATAAAGAAAGTCATCCAATATTCAGCATCTTCCCGCTTCATTGGTGGCAGTGTAATGTCTGCTTCCCAATACTGGCCTGTGTATTTGTAGACTTGCTGAACGCCAGAAAAAGGTGACATATTCATCGTCACAATATCTTGTGCGCGTAATCGGACAGCAGCGATCCCTGTATGAGTTGGCAAAGCCAGTGGATACGTTATAGCCATTTAACCTAGACCTCTAGCAAATGAACCGCCTCTGCGTTTAGCATCGATCACGGCTGACTTAGTTGCATTGGTAATCATTGGAAGCATATTCATCACTTCTGCGCGTACAGTCTGAGAAACGCCAGTTGATATGTTTAAGTTTACTACAACTGGCTGACCACCTGCTGATTGTCCTTTACTGTGATCGATAACAGTTTCGTTAGGATGCAGAATTGCAGGGAATCCACCTTTGCCATCAACACCGCCAGAACGTGATCCTGATCCTGTGTATCCACCACCTGCAAATGATGACAACCCAAAACTTTGTGCCAAAGGTGCTGTAATTGCCTGACGAATAGCCAATCTCGCAAGATCAGCAAGAATAGAGTTAGCCATGCTACGGAAAGCATCTTTGACAGACATAGTTTGCGTAATCAAACCAACTAATCCATCTTCTAGTGAACGCAGTCCAGTAGCGCGAACATTATCCATGGTCATATTCAATTTGTCTGTCTCGTCTTTAAGACCTAAGACACGCTTTCTTAACTCCTCTTTTGCCTTTGCAAGTTGCTCGTCAGTAATCAACTGATTGGCAGCCATGCGTTCGTATTCTTGAACTGTATTATTGTAGGCATACATTGGATCAAGTAATGCTTTTAGTGCATCTGCTTTTCTGCGTAAGGATGCTAAATGATCGACATCATTAACATTGGCTTCTTTGATGCTTTTGTAATAATTGGTGATTGCGTTCTTTGATTCTTGTGCGCGTCTATATTGGTCATATAAAGCGTCAGAGAAATCCATGACATTTTTGTTGGCAATATCTAACTGGAGATTTGCCTTAGTCAATTCAGTTTCTAATTCGGCAATTGCTGTCTCTGTGGCTGCTGTATTCGTACCAAGGTCACCAAACTCATCTGCCGTATCACCAACAGCCTGAGCAATGACTAGATCGCCTTTGAGTTTCTGTAAGTCTTTTTGTAAACCCTGAACTTTTTGTCCTGCTTCACCTGCTTGAGTGCCAAGCAATAACAGATTTTGTTCAGTCAGTTTAGTAGGTAATTGTGTCAGTCCAATACCGACTGATTCTGCTTCTTTGCGTAAATCAGCGAATGATTGTTCTGCTTCCATCAATGAAGGAAGAAGTGTTCCTGCGACAACAGCACCGATTGAAACGATTGCACCAACTAAAGGAACGCCTAATACAAAACCTAAGTCAGCCGCTTGCTGTGACAAGGCAACCATCGGACTAACGCCACCTTGTAGCTGTCCGACAAATTGCTGAACTTGGATTCCGGCCATTCCTGCGTTGCGGCCTACACCACCAATTGAATCAGTGACACCTCTAGCAGTCTGTGCAGTTTTCTTGGCTGATGCGCCAACCTGGTCAATAGAACCACGGACTTTTTTGAGTGGAGCAGAGGCGTTGTCTTGCGCTTCGACTAGAATATTTATCTTTTCATTCGCCATCTTTGCGCCTCATCTCGAAATATGCGATCCATCCGTTAAATTCCTCATAAGTCAGTTGATCGATTTCTGCCACTGTCTTATGGAGTCGTTCAGCCAAGACATACTTAGCCATTAACTCAGGATCGTTCGTTAGTTTCCCGCTTGTTCCTCTTGAGAAGGACTTGCGACAATCTGTGCAGCGATACGCGAAATGATTTCAGGATCAACCTTGTTCATCAGCGTGGGTTTGTCACTAAGATCAAACACCTTTTCGCCTGACTCATCTTCACACTTCATGATGACCATGCGGACAATAAATTCCAGATCATCTTCCTGTGCGAATTTGATTAACTTCTTTCGGTCACCTAACGTGAAAGGCTGACTGTATACGACAGTCGGATTACCTTTCTCGTCAGGCCACTCTGGTACTTCTATTCGTGTAACGCCTTGTGCATCGAAATGCGCTGTGGCTCGCTCCAGTACATTCATAAAGTATCCTTAAACAGTTGTCGTTGTAACCGCACCATTAGCAGCGAATGAGTAGCTAGCTTCTACCATTCCGTCAAACGATGCAGATGCACCTTCTTCTGTGATAATCACGGACGCTGTGTAGTAAGTATCACCTGCGCCATCGCCTTCAGGATAGAGGTTCAGAGTTACTTCTGATCCGGCTGTCATTGCGCCTTGTCCAGTAGCATCTGTCTCATCCCAATATGCAGAAATTGATCCAGTAGCAGAAGTCAGTGAAGGCTTGTATGTGCGAGCAGAGTCACCCATAGTTGTATCTTCAACCGTATCGCTGCTGATCGTGATAGACCAGTCGCGTACTTCAGCCACAGTGTTTGAGCCGACTTTTACGACTCCTTCAGAACCTTTATGCGTTGCCATCTTCAATTACCTCTTTTGTTTCCGGCTTTTTGGAAGTCGCCTGAGTAGGCTTTTTCTCCGTCCATCCTTTGCGCTTCATTTCTTCCACGCGATCAGGTTGCACAGAAATCGGTTGTTCAGCGTTTTTGTGGTACATCTTCATTAAGTGTTACCTCTGACGAAATTATACATGACATTGACTGTAACGATAACGCCACCAACAGGCGATATTGCACCTTCATCAGTTTCAATCGAAACAATCTGAGTATCTAAAGCATTACCACCGCGAGTACGGTCTACGTCTAGTGCTTCTTCAATAGTCTCTACAAGATTGTTGCGCGCAGCATCAATCGTTGTAGATTTGACATAGCCAATCAATTCATAAGTAATCACGCCTTCTCTGCGAATTGCATCATTTCCAATCGTGACATCTTCACGCGACTCGCTAGCGGTCTGAATAAGAATTGCAGGGAATTGGGCATTTGATAATTCGTTAAAATCAAATGGCTCGCGTGTAACATAGACAGGCGTGACAGGCGTTGTTGCTGCTTGAAGTGTCGTTACAATGTTTGATGCTACGGATTCACGGACGCTCATTTAGTAAGCCTCTTGTAGAAGAATTTGCGCAAGAAATTCTTTTCCCGCTGATTGAAGCCAAAGAATGGTCTAGTCCGATTATTCCAATATGCTTTTTTAGCTTCTATTGCTCTACTAAATCCAATTTCAGCAGTTAACTTTGATTTATCAACTGTTGATTTGATAGAACTCAACATATTTCCACTGACCATGAGGTTTACTTTGCCTGAAGGATCGCCACCAAATGCTCTGCGCGTTTTAGTGCGAGGCCAACCTTGTGCTTTTGCTTGCGCATACTGTGGAGAATATCTTTTGAATCTCGATTGGTATCCTTTGCCTTTTTCAGTGCGATCAAGAATTACCACGATTCCCTGTTGTGCCGTTGTAGATAAAGCATGAACAATATCTTTGGAATATTGCCGCCCTAATTTTTTGAACAGACGATCAACTTCACTAAAGTCAATGACTGATGAAGTGTTCATCTGGTCAACCGTCCTGCAACATACAGGTCTTTCTCATCGTCCTGTACTGTTCCATCTTCATCAGCATCATATTCGACACCATCTTTGAATA